TCAGGACTGATCTGCCCTATACTCTGGGTACTGTTCAAGAAAGTGGGCCCACAATTCGGTGGTGTTGCTGCCATTGAGTTGCAGACACGCCATCCGTTCAAAAGGCGCATTTGGTGCACTCACACCGCAAGTCAGGTATTTGATCTTGCACGAGGTATGATCCACGTAGTGGACGCCGTAGTGCACGGACCTGTCGATCACATCCGATCCCACAAGCTTCTGTAGATCAGTCATTGTTGGTTTCCGTCCGAAGCGACGTACAAAGTGCATGTAGTCATCAGGATCGAGCCAATCATTGACGGTCCCAGATGTCTTGCGCACTGAATCTGCCAGTATGTAATGCGGTAGAAGATTGCCGACCTCGCGCTTGTAAGGCTGCAATCCTATGGATATGTCCACAATCTCAAATGGTGGCGCAACGACCCATGCATGACCAGTAGCCTTGTCCTGCGTCCCGCCGACCGGTGCTAGATAGATGGTTGATAATCCCACTGAGTCGTGGAACTCGATGGTCATCCCACCTTGGGCGCAGTAGTTCCACACACCAAGGAGCTCCAGAAAGCGCGAGACGCCCATGGATATATCGACACAGGCACCCAATCTACCATCGGTCGCCAACTGGTTGTAGAGGAAATCGCAGACGGCTCGAATTCGGGCTCTCGCTTCTTGGTCATATACGGCAGTTCGATCAACCCGACGAACGAAAGACGCATAGCAGTCCAAAAATGCGGGATTTGACTGTTCTTGTGCAACGAACCGAGGATCGTCGTAAAAGCCTGGCTGCGAGATGTCAACGCCAAGGTCTTTTAGTAGTGGCGTTGGGTCACCCGTAAAGAACTGTGTCATCACGTATCTCCGATAGACCCGCTAAGGACAAGACCCCGGAAGTATTTTACAAGACGAATGTGATGCTACGAGCTCTAGTCGCGTCTGGCAAGTGGAGAGGTTAGGCATCAATGCTCATAAGACTTTCCCCCAGTCGACCAAAGATACAGCCACTCTGAGTATACGAAGCGTGTAATTTCTCTTTCGCGAATTGGTTCCGCAAGCTTGGCAAGGACAATACCGCGACCAAGTAAAGATACACCGGCATCAGAGTCTTCTAGGATACCGTCTGCGGAAGCAACGAATGGCAAATTCAAGCCGCTACGCCAGTAGATGATAGTGGCACCATCGGGAACAGCTCCAATTGGCTGAATCACGAAAATGCCGCAGAAGATACGAAACACGACGCCTAAGGCAACAGTCAAGCCAACGGTGACGAGGATAATGGTCTTCCGACGCTTCATGTGCTTATGCCTAACGTTTCCGCTCAGTTGCCCAGCCGCGGAATCTTGGCGAGCGGTGAATGCCAACGTCCCCGGAATGATTATCAAACCCAATGTGATGCTACGAACTCAATACATTCTACTGATGAAGTAAAATATCATTTCTTTCCGAGGATGTACACACAAACAATTCAAATGCTCCGCGCAACAAAAACGCTCCAACTGCAGATGTAGTGATTGCACGAATCACGAATCAGCATGTCGGAGGTAATTGTCCATGCGGCCACGGAAGTCCACGCCTGTACTGACGGCTCAGCAGCGTCGTCGCCAGATCATCAACCTGCTTGCAGGTCAACTTGCCAGAATGCATGAGGGCATCGATATCCCCATGTCTACGCCGGAATCGCCACCGGCATCTGGCCCAACAACCACCTCTCAAAAAATCTGCTCCAATGTCCAAAGCGGCCTTGATCTCACGGCCAGTTAATGGCTCAGTGTGTCCACAACCAAGCGGTTAACAACGTGAGAAAGGACGTTTGAGCATTGAAACCAACCCCCATTGAAAACGAACTGTTGGCCTTGAAGCACATGCCGCCCAGGCAACTGCGGAAGCGGTATGCGGATCTGTACGGCGAACTGTCTCGCAGTTGCAACAGGCAGTGGCTGATCCGACGGTGTGCATGGCGTATCCAGGCCCTGGCTGAAGGTGGCCTGTCAGAACGAGCCCAACGCCGTGCCAAGCAACTGGCACGCGATCAGGATTTGCGGGTGATCCCACCCAAGGACATGGCAATGGCCTTGCTGGATCGACCTGCCGATGTCCAGCAACCCGCACGCAAATATGGCAAGAGAACGCATGATGCAAGGTTGCCGATGCCAGGTGGCCAACTCATACGGGTTTACAAGGGCCACCAATATGTCGTCGATGTCCTTGATAACGGGTTTGCCTACGATGGCAGGCGGTACAAGAGCCTGTCTGCGGTAGCCCACGCAATCACAGGTGGGCATTGGAATGGGTACAAGTTTTTCGACATAGCGACAAGCGAGGAATCTGAATGAGCCAGGATAAGCCCGATCCGGTGCGCTGTGCGATCTACACCCGCAAGAGTACGGATGAGAATCTCGATCTCGATTTCAATTCACTCGATGCCCAACGCGATTCCGGCGAAGCCTACATCCGTAGCCAGAAGCATGAGGGCTGGATATGCCTTGATGAGCGGTATGACGATGCGGGTTTCTCTGGCGGCAACACAGATCGCCCGGCATTTCAGCGACTGATGAATGATATCGCTGAAGGCAAAATTGATTGCATCATCGTGTACAAAATCGACCGTCTCAGCCGTAGCCTGATGGACTTTGCCAAGATTATGGAGTCGCTCGATGCTCAGAAAGTGTCGGTTGTCAGCGTCACGCAGCAGTTCAACACGACCAGCAGCATGGGCCGATTGACGTTGAACATTCTGTTGAGTTTTGCCCAGTTTGAACGTGAGATCATCTCCGAACGCACGCGGGACAAGATTGCGGCGGCCCGTCGCAAGGGTAAATGGACCGGTGGCCCACCGATTTTGGGTTATGACCGCGTCCGCGACAAACGTGGCACGCGAATCCTGGTAAACGATGAGGAGGCTAAAAGGGTCCGCTCCATCTATCAGATGTACCTGAAGAACGGCTCAATGCTGCCCACGCTTCGCGCCATCAAGAAGCGAGGCTGGAAGACCAAGCAGTACGAAACCTTGAAAGGCACGATGCGTGGTGGTGCGGAATATGACAAATCCGCCTTGCAGAAAGTACTCACCAACGTGGTTTACCTTGGAAAAATCACATACAAAAGCGAAATCCATGATGGCGAGCATGAAGCGATCATCGACGAGGACCTGTTTGCCCGTGTCCAGGGGCTGTTACGACGCAATCGGAATTCCGGGGGCAAACACAGCCGCAACAAGCATGGCGCTTTGCTCAAAGGGCTGGTGCGGTGCAAGGCATGTGGATGTGCCATGAGCCATCACTTTGCCACACGCGGTAGCAAACGGTATCGGTACTACGTCTGCATCAAGGCTCAGAAAAAAGGCTGGGATGAGTGCCCCGCCCCATCCTTACCCGCCAAGCAGCTGGAGGATTTTGTCGTCGAGCAGATCAAAAATCTCGGCCAGGATCAGGACATCCTGCACGATGCGCTCTGCACCACGCAGGCCCATCTTCAGGATGAAATCACCAAGCACGAAAAACAACGCACCGATGTCGAGAAAACGATCAAGCAGCTAAGCGGCCAGATTGGTGAATTGTCCGCACGGGCCGGTTACGACGAGCGGGCCACGCGGCAATTGGATCAATTGCAGAGCCGAATTCATGAACAGCAGGAAATTATCCAGGAGATCAATGCTCAGATCGTCGCCATTCGCCACCGCATGCTCAATCCAGATGAATTGACGGGTGCCATCGAATCCTTCCATCCGGTTTGGGAGACGATGTCACCAGCAGACAAAGCCAAGTTGGTTCACCTGCTGATTGAACGCATCGAATATGACGGCAAGGACGAGACCATTGCATTGACTTACCACGCTGCTGGCATAAGCACACTGTCACCTGAAAACCAACGGAGCACTGATGTCCAACACTGTTTTGCATAAGATTCATTTTGCGACGGCCAACAAGGGCAAGCGGGAGCTCAAGCCTGGTCCCGCCCCGATCCGCGACACGCCGAATCATCGCGTCCCACGGCTTTCGCGCCTCATGGCATTGGCGATCAAGTTCGATCGGCTCATCCACGAAGGTGCCATTGCCGACCAGGCTCAGTTGGCCGAGTTGGGCTACATCACCCGCGCTCGCGTCACCCAGATCATGAACCTGCTGTACCTGGCTCCGGACATCCAGGAGGACATCCTGCATCTACCACCCATCACCCAAGGCAAGGACCCAGTCACCGAGCGCGATGTGCGCCCCATCGTGGCTCAATTCGATTGGCGAAAGCAACGGCGTCTGTGGAAGCAGTTGGCCTCGTGTCTGCCACAGTGACAGGTTATTGTGGCTGAACGCACGTCAAGGCAGATAGGCTAGCCTGTGCCGGGATTTATAACTCAACACCAAAACATCCTTTAATCATTTGGCCGTTTTGGCACACACCTTGCTTGGCACTGGCAGTGGGCCATGGATTGGTCCGGGACAATCTGTTTCTGTTCTGCCCGATGCGGGGGAAGGAGTCCTTGGTGGCTCAAACATTACGACTCAAGCGTTTTACGAACGTCGCGATTCTCAAGCGGATCAACACCCAACTGTTGATGCAATTTCTTAATCCTTACCGGGATTTTTTAACGGGCCAGCGCGGCATGTCCTGGCCAGCCAACCCCGATCATTTTGATCACACCTCGCTGGCCAAAATTCTGATGTCGCCGAGTATCGACACGCCTGAATCATTGCTTGATGCTCTCTTTTTTGTCGATGGCTTAGCCGACGCCGATTGCTACGACCGCATCCTTGAGGAGATTCAGGAGTTTGGCGTCGACCTGGGTGTTGAGGACCCCACGCCTGAAGACCTGACGTTGCGCGTATGGCTGATTGATCCGAATATTCTTGAACGTGTTCATGCCGAGCAGAATCGTGTCCGCCCCAAGACATTCCAGTCGTTCTTCACCACCGAGGTGAATCGCCCGAGCCTGATGTTTCCTGAGACGGACACTGTCATTGCGTTGGAAAATGATCTAAACAAATGGTTCGAGTTCAAGAAAAAAGGACGTGGTGCGCGGGTCTTCCCTTTCCCGCGTGAGGATGGGTTCTGGTTCCTCGTGCGTCATGGACAACGCATCAAGCGTGAAGGCACGGTGGAGGTGGATGGCGATTCGGGCAGCGTCTTCTATCGGCCTGAAAAATTCGATGTCTTGATCTATTACCCCCAAACGGGTGAACTGGCGATCTATGCCGACACCAAAGGCGAACGGGAAATCTACTGCCAGTTGTTCGGCAGGCACCTGTTTGCTGATGATGACTTCTTCTGCTTTGGCAACATCATCGAAAAATACTCACTACTGCCCCTGATTGAAAACGCGCGCGCTTCACTGACGTGTGCTGATGTAGCGGGTATCACCGGCATTGTGCTCTACGAGCTTCACATTCAACACAGCAGCAATCAGCGAGATATTGAAATCCGGCGAGCGGACGACGTGTTTGTGGCCTTAAAACATCAGCAACGCGAGCTGCAGGACGAACAGTCCAGCACCAGGCTGATCAAGGCCAAGTTCAAGGTCACGTTTGTCGGTGGGCGCGAACGCTGTGTGACAATCACACCGCCCAATACCGCGACGTTTGACCGTGAGACGGATAATTCGATGATTCATGATTGGCTGACCAAGCGTGGGTTCGTCAAAGTCACTGGCGAAGGAGTCCATGCCGATGAAGCCGTTTTGGCGATGGCTTGAGACGCGCTCTGACAGAACTGCGGTGATGGTGGAATGGCAGCAGGTGGCGACCGACTGCGTGGATGCAGTGCTGCCATTCCTCCAGCCGCTTGATGTCATGGCCACGTCTTATCCGAACCCGCGTCGCCATGGTCAACCGATGAAGATCATCCGTCATGCGCAGGACGATGTCGTGGCCATCGATCCGGATGACTACCGGCATCGTCTTCGTCTGACCAGTGCCGATGCGGTTTTATATCAGTTGAATCTGCGGGATGTGCGTTCGATGCTCTGCAAGGTGTTGGATGGTGTCAACATCGCCAAGACACCTGTTGATCAGAATGCGCGGTTCCTGCAGATCGGAAACTGGGAGCCTCAACAGTCGGCGAGTTTTCCGGTTTACCTGATGCTGTGCCAACACCCAAGGATACTTCGGGATGAGTTGTTGCAGTTGCAAGCCCATTGTGACCGACCCGGTGCCATTCTACTCACGCCCAGTCGCATGAACTGGAATAGCCAGATCGACGCGCTGGCCCGGTCGAAGAAGATGCTGTTCGTGCCATTGAGTGAAGTGATCGAGCCCGAGGACAATGCATTTTATGAAACCCCTGCATGGGAAAAATACATGCAGGGGTTTGCCCAGATGGTCCAGATCACACTGCCTAGCAACTACCGGAAAAAGAAACCTTTGGCCAAGCGTGCGGAATTGATGGCCAAGGCCGAAAAGGTCAAGGTCGCTCTGCTGGAGCATATCCGTTCGTCCCGAGATGGCGTGGTGTTCAACCGTGATGCCGGCAGAGGCACGAAGCTGGTGCTCTTTCTGACCAAGACAGAATTGGCCAGGTTGACAGGACTTCAGCCGCACAACATCACCCGGTGCTTTAGAGCTGATCCGCAGCTCAAGATACTCTATGAAATCGCCAACGATCCTGAGGAGATTTTACGCTACGGCAAGTAGCCATCGCGTGCCCAATCCAACGAGCTTTTGCAGTTACGCCCAGAATGCGCAAGTGCAAAAGCTTTTTTTGTGCGCGCAAATGACATCTGAATAACCATTTGCATTTTTTGCAGATTTTTTTGCGCCATTATCTGCAAAACGCCCGGAGGTCGGTGCGGCCCGCCGTGGGTCGCGATGACTGACCCTCGTACGGGAGTTTTGCAGATGGCATTACCCACCAACCTTACCCCTTCTTCCAACCCCACAACCCAACCAATCGACGACTATGCGATGGCACGAATTGACTTTCGTGTTCAGAAGTTGCGGTTCCAGTTCGACCTGTCCGACGAGGACCAGGAAGACGTTCGCAACGACATGGTGATTGAACTGCTCACAGCGTTCAGACGGTTCAACCCGTCCCTGGCCAAACGTGAGACGTTCATCAATCGCGTGCTGGATCGCTATGTCCTTTACGTCATGCGGCAACGTTGCACGCAGTTGCGCCATGCGTCCGACACCCCATTGAGCTTTGACGAAGTGGCATCTGAGTTTCAACCCACAGGCAACGATCCAAGGCAAGGCCAACTCAGCGAGCAAGATCTGAGCACACTGCGTTTGGACATGCAGTCAGCGATTACGCGTCTTTCCAAACGCGACCAGCATATTGCCCGGTTGCTGATGGTCTATTCGCCAAGCGAAGTAGCTGACCGCATCGGGGTTCACCGTTGTTCCATGAGTCGCATCATCGGTCGCATCCGTGAGCGGTTTATCAAGGCCGGTATGGAAGTTTGGAATGAAGAGCGCAACACTTTTGCCCCAACTGCAGATGTAGAGAGTGAACCCGGTAACAAAGAGGTGACCCAATGAATGACAATGCTCTCCACATCGACCTGGACGTCCTTGAAACCGAACCTGCCGCTGAATACCACGGCAAGGCCAAGGATTTTCTCAGCAGCCACCAGCTTCTGGATTTTATGAAATGCCCGTGGCTGTATCACAAGAAACGCACTGGCCTGATGGCAGATCAGGATTCGAGTGCCTATCTGGTTGGCCGTGCAACACACTGCCGGATTCTTGAAGGCCGTGATGTGTATGAATCTGAATTTGCTCTGGGTGGGCCGATCAATCCGTCCACAGGTCGTCCCTTCGGTTCCAACACCAAGGCATTTCGTGAGTGGGCTGATATCCAGGGCAAACCTGTTCTGTCCAATGACCAGATTGATCTCATTGAAAACATGGCCAGCGGGATTTCGATGAATGACGAGGCTGTGGACCTGCTGCTCTATGGCCGTGCCGAAGGTGTTATGCGCACCGATTACTGCGGTTTGCCTTGCCAAATCCGACTCGACTGGCTGCATCCGCATCGCGGTATTGTCGACCTTAAGACCTGTGATGATCTGACATGGTTTGAAGCTGATGCCAGGCGGTATCGCTATATGAATCAACTGGCCTTTTACCAGGCGGTGCTTGCCAAAGTCATTGGCATTCAGGTTCCGGTTCACATCGTGGCCATTGAGAAAAAAGAACCGTATCGCTGCGGTGTCTGGCGGTTAACACCCGTCTCCCTGGCGATAGCCCAGGTTAGCAATCAAGCCGCCATCGAACGGCTTATGGCTTGCCGACAAACCGATCACTGGCCCACCGGCTATGAAGACATTCGCATGCTCGAGGGCTCCTGATGTTGTGCATGAGTCCGGGCAGATTGACGTAGCGGGATTTGTTCTTCACCGCTCAAACTTCCGAACCCCCGGAATCTGCTCGGCGCGTAATCCGTGAGAGCGCGATATGGCTGATCTCACTTTCGCCCGTCTGGTCAAGCGGGTGCCGATCCACGGATGACCTTGGCCCGGTGTGATGCCGGGCACATGCGACGGTAACTCTCAACGGGAGAGTGTGAATCACGATTTTAGTTCCGTGTTCATGTTGGATAGCTGTGATTTCCAGTCCAATCCGGGTTCGATCCCCGGTCGTCGCTTTGGTAACCCATACAACGCCACATCAAACCACGAGGATACCCCCGATGCAAAACCATCGAACGGACGATCCGTTGACATCCGTACTGGCCGGTAGCCAGATCGAATCCAGCGGTGTCGCGCAAATGCAACGCAATCGTTGCCTGGAAGCGGTGACCGCATTGCCTGGCCTGACCGCGCGGGAGATTGAAGACCTGATCGACATCAAAGCACACAAGCGCCTGCCCGAACTTCGGCAATCCGGTTTCATCACCAACGGCCCGGCCCGGCACTGCCAAATCACCGGCCGCCGTGCCATGACATGGTTTCCCATCAACGCAAATACAGGAGCACATGAATGTCATTAATCCAGCAGATTCATCAAGGTCCCAAGCAACAACCGCCCCGCATGGTGCTTTACGGTATCGAAGGAATCGGTAAATCCACCACCGCATCGCAAGCACCCAATGCGGTATTCATTCCCACGGAAGAAGGCTTGGACCAGATCGATTGTGCCAGCTTCCCCTTGGCCACCAAGTTCGATGATGTGATCAAATCCATCGATGCTTTGATCAACGAGAAGCATGAATACCAGACAGTTGTCATCGACTCTTTGGACTGGCTCGAACGCCTTGTCTGGGATCGTCTTTGCCGCGAGTATGGTGTCAGCAGTATCGAAAAGGTCGACGGCGGTTATGCCCGAGGCTACACACATGCCCTGACGCATTGGCGAACCATCCTCTCCGGCCTGGATGTGCTGCGTAAGGATCGCAGCATGTGTGTGATCTGCTTGGCCCATGCCAAGGTGGAAACCTTCTCCGATCCGGAAGTCGGTGCGTATGATCGGTTTTCCCCGCGATTGCACAAACATGCCAATGCAGTGATTACCGAATGGGCTGACGCCGTGTTGTTTGCCACACGCAAGGTGATCACGCGAACGGAAGACACTGGCTTTAATCGCACACGCACGCTTGCCTCCGGTCTGGGCAAGGATGGTGGTGAACGTATTCTCCGCTGCGTGGGCAGTCCAGCCTGCGTGGCCAAGAATCGCTTCGGTTTGCCAGCGGAATTACCACTGTCATGGTATGCCCTGATGGAAGCGATGACGCAGGCCGATACACCCACGTCGAACCAAACGGCCAAACACAAGCATTAACCCCACTCTCACCTATTCAACGATCAAACCATTTTCCAATCAATGGAGGACTATCCCATGGCTAATCTCAATGGCTTTAACGCAAATGAAGTCGAACCCAACAGCTCATTCGAGCCAATCCCGGCAGGCAAGTACCTGGCAGCGATCACCGCGTCGGAAACCAAGCCCACAAAATCCGGGAACGGCAGCTATCTCGAACTCACCTTCAGCATTCTGGAAGGTGACTACAAAGGCAGGCAACTCTGGTCACGCTTGAACCTGGAAAACCCCAATGCCACTGCCGTGAAAATCGCACAAGGCGACCTGTCAGCCATCTGTCGTGCAGTCAATGTCATGCAACCGCGCGACAGTGTTGATCTGCACAACCTGCCGTTGGTGATCAGCGTCAAGCTCAAAAAACGGCCTGATACAGGTGATTTGAGCAACGAGGTTAAAGGTTACGAACCGAAGGCCAAGCAGACTGTCAGCAGTTCAAGCGACGCGTCCACTGCCCAATCCCAGGCGGCTACCGGCAACACGCCGCCCTGGAAACGCTAAGGAGGTGTCGCATGGAATTAGTCTTGCCATACCCACCTTCGATCAATCACTACTGGCGACACTTCCGGGGGCGAACGCTCATCAGTCGTGAAGGTCGGGCGTATCGCCAGCAGGTAGTGACGCAGTGCCAGGGCTTCGGTGGCCAACCCCCGCGGGACGGTCGCCTTGCCCTGGCGATGGATGCGTTCCCACCGGATCGGCGGCGGCGCGATCTGGACAACATTCAGAAAGCTGCTCTGGACTCGATGCAACATGCCGGAATTTACCTGGATGATTCGCAGATCGATTTGCTGATTTCGCAACGCAAATTGCCCATCCCCGGTGGCCAACTGGTCGTGCGAATCCAAGAGTACCCACTTCATCGTTGCCCGTTATGTGGCAGCCCGATGCCCAGCCTTGAAAGCGAACGTTTCAATGACAACTGAAATTCAAACCCAGACTCTCCAACTCAACCAGATTCGCATCGATGGCGGCACGCAACCGCGTGTCGCCATCGACGAGCAGGTGGTGGCCGACTATGCCGAACTCTACGGTTCGGGATTTAATTTGCCGCCTGTGACGGTGTTTTTTGACGGAGCAAACTATTGGCTGGCTGATGGTTTCCACCGCTATTGGGCCAACAAAAAGATCGATTGCGAATATGTCTTTGCCGACATCCGCCAGGGCACGCAACGCGATGCGATTCTGTATTCGGTGGGTGCCAATGCCAAACATGGCTTGCGTCGGACAAGTGCGGATAAACGAAAATCCGTATTGATCATGCTTGAAGACGAGGAGTGGTCGCAGTGGTCCAATCGTGAAATTGCCAAACAATGTGGTCTGAGCGATAAGACCGTTGGCGCAACTCGCAAAAGTCTATCTGCGGAAATTCCGCAGATAGATTCCAAGCCCAAGACCGTCAAGTACAAACGCGGCGGTAAAACGCACAAGCAGAAAAACAGTCGTAAGTCCACCGCCCATCGTTCCAAATCACACAATCCCATCCGTCAGTCACGCCCCGCGCTGGCTCAAACCAATCTGAATCTTCCGCACGATCCGGCCTTTGGCGCTCGCGCCATCGTGTCGGCCATGGGCACGGACTATGCCCAGCAATTAATCGAATCTCTGAATCAATATCTCCAGGAACAGAAAGAAGGTGCTGCATGACAGCAACCCAACAAACCCAATTTGCCAACAACGTCCCCACTGTTGAATGTGTCAGCATTAGGCCGGAGATGGCACTACGCTGGCTCGAAATTTCCAACACCAACAACCGTAAGGTATCCGACCAACATGTCCATCGCCTGGCCCGCGACATGTCCGAGGGCAAGTGGCGATTGACGCATGCTGGTATTGCCTTTGATTCCAACGGTATTTTGCTCGATGGCCAGCACCGCTTGTGGGCCATCACCATGGCTGGTGTGACTGTGGAAATGTATGTCTGGCGCAACGTTGCCCCGGAGGTGTTAATGACCATCGATTGTGGCAAGACGCGCTCGATGGCGGATATCCTCAATATTGCCGGGAAAAACGGTGAAGTGACACATCAACATCTGGCAACTTTGCGCAGTATGCTCGGCGGGTTTGTCAATTCACCGAGTTTGTCTCCGGCAGAAACCTCCCTGGCTCTGCGAACCCATCACGATGCCATTGCGTTTGCCATTGAAAATCTGCCGGTCGTTGGAACCGTCCGGGGTGTGAGTACGGCGACCACACGTGCCGTGATCGCGCGGGCCTGGTATTCGGTGGATCACGATCAACTGGCCCAATTCTGCCGGGTCCTGTCCACAGGCATGATCGAAAACACAGACGACACCATCATTATCAAACTGCGTGACCAGTTGATGGCAACAGGCAGCTTGCGCAACCGAACGATCCAGAAGGAGTTTTACGGCAAGATCGAATGTGTCCTCCTGCACTGGCTCCACGGTGAGACCCGCTCGATCTTGCGTCCCGTCCGGGCTGAACACTTCATGCTGCCTGAGGAGGTGGTCGATTGATACAGGCTTGCGCCCAACAACCTGTGATCACCTTACGCCCGTACCAGGCTGAGGCGGTGGACGCTGTGTATAAGCATTTGCGCAGTCGGGATGATAATCCTTGTATTGTGCTGCCAACGGCATCGGGGAAGACCCCGGTGATGGCTACCATCTGCCGAGACGCTGTGCAGAAGTGGGATGGTCGTGTTCTGATCCTTGCCCATGTCAAGGAGTTGTTGGAGCAGGCCATCGATAAATTGCATGTTATGGCACCCGATCTGTGGCATCAAATTGGATGTTACTCAGCGGGGTTGAAAAGCCGCGACACAGACCATGCGATCATTGTGGCAGGCATACAAAGTGTCTACCGCAAGGCAGCGGAATTGGATCGTTTTGATCTGGTGCTGATTGATGAAGCTCATATGCTCCCGCCCAATGGCGAAGGCATGTATCAGCAATTCATCAAGGATGCACGGATCGTCAATCCCAATATCAGACTCATCGGCTTGACGGCGACACCGTACCGCATGACCAGCGGAACCATTTGTGGCCCTGACAATCTCCTCAACCACGTCTGCTATGAGGTTGGCATTCGTGAACTGATCGCCCAAGGCTATCTATGTCCGCTCAAAACCAAGGCTGGTCGGCGCAAGGCGGATACGTCCGGTCTGCATGTCCGTGCTGGCGAATTCATTGCCGGTGAAGTCGAAGCATTGATGGACGATGACGGTCTTGTTCATTCAGCATGCCGGGAAATCGTCGAGCAGACGCACGACCGCAATTCGGTATTGATCTTTGCTGCCAGTGTACAGCATGCCCAACATGTGCAGCGTGTCCTTGGTGACATGGGCTACGACTGTGGATTCGTCTGTGGTGATAGTTCAGGCATCTTTCGCGATGACATCCTCAGGCGGTTCAAGGATGGCGACCTCAAATACCTGGTCAACGTCAATGTGCTGACGACAGGGTTCGACGCCCCCAACATTGATTGCGTCGCACTGCTGCGACCAACCAACTCACCCGGCCTCTACTATCAAATGCTGGGTCGTGGCTTCCGACTGCATCCGGCCAAAACCAACTGCCTGGTGCTGGATTTTGGTGGCAACATCTTACGGCATGGTCCGGTCGATGCCTTACAGATTAAGGATAAAGCCGATGGCCGTGGTGGTGAAGCGCCTGCCAAAGAATGTCCCAATTGCCAGGCATTGATCCATGCGTCGTACAGCGTGTGCCCGGATTGTGGCCATGAGTTTCCACCACCTGAGCGGGAAAAACATGACGGCAGTGCTTCGACGGCAGGTGTGTTGTCTGGTGAAGTCACCGAGACGGATTACGACGTCAGCTCAGTGTATTACAGCATCCACACCAAACGCGGCGCACCACCTGAACATCCCAAAACCTTGCGTGTCGATTACCGTTGCGGGTTCAACGAATACCACAGTGAATGGATCTGCGTCGCGCATCCCAAAGGCAGCTACGCCTGGCAGAAAGCCCATACATGGTGGCAGGCCCGATCCAATGAACCAATGCCCAACACCGTGGAGCACGCAGTCGAGTTGGCAGAAAACGGTGTCTTGGCCCAACCGTTGTCCATCACCGTGCGATCCGTCACCGGCGAAAAATTCGACCGCATTACCAATTACGAATTGGGGTCCATTCCACCACGCATTGATGGCAGCGATGAACGAGAACTGGTGGCCAACACAAGCGCGGTGTCGCCTGATCAACCATGGACTCAATGGCCCGATGACGATGACATTCCTTTTTGAAAGGCAACCTTATGAATACAACCAATGTTGAAAACAATCCTGCAATCCTCGATGCATCGCTGAGCGTTGTTATCGATGATGAATTCCAGAGTCTGATTCCACCACTCACGGATGAGGAACTGTCCGGCCTGGAAGAGAATCTCTTGCGCGACGGCTGCATCGATCCGCTGATTGTATGGGCTGAGCAATGCATTCTGCTTGATGGTCACAACCGCAAAGCCATCTGTGATCGGTACAGCATTGATTACGAATTGCATCCTGTCAGTTTGCCGGATCGTGCGGCTGCTGCCGACTGGATCGACACCCATCAATTGGGCAGACGCAATTTATCACCTGAGCAGATGAGTCTATTACGCGGACGACGATACAACCGTTTAAAGAGTTCGTGTGGTGGTAATCGACGTGGTGAATTTTCAAATCCTCAAAATGAGGATTTGAAAACTTCGGAACGCCTGGCCAAAGAGCATCGTGTAAGTCACTGCACCATTGAACGTGATGGTCAATTCGCGGATGCCGTTGATCGTCTTGATCTCAATCGTGAAATCGTTAGTGGCCAAATCAAACCCGCACGTCAGGAAGTGGTACAGGCCGCACGTTCCCTGCCTGAAAATCCAACACCATCGGAAATTCAGCAGGCACGCGAGTCGGTGACCAAGCCTCATGTGGCCAACAACACGGGCGACAATGAATGGTACACCCCGGCGCAGTACATCGAGCGTGCGACAGATGTCATGGGTGGGATCGATCTCGATCCGGCATCCAGCGTCGCGGCCAACAAGGTCGTCGGTGCAACGCGAATCTTTACTGCTGACGATAACGGTTTGCAACAGAACTGGCATGGCCGTGTGTTCATGAACCCGCCGTATGCCCAACCGTTGATCCAGCAGTTCTGCGAAAAACTTGTCCAAGAGTACGAGGCTGGCAATGTCACGCAGGCTATCGTCCTGGTGAACAACGCGACAGAGACCAAGTGGTTCCATGCACTGTTGTCCGTCGCATCGGCTGTGTGCTTTCCCGTTGGGCGCGTGCGTTTCTGGCATCCGGACAAAACCTCCGCTCCGTTGCAGGGACAGGCGGTGTTGTACATCGGTGACAACATCGATGGATTTACCAAGGCGTTCGAAGACTTGGGGGATGTGTTCTATGCCGCCAAGTAACGGGTACAACCCCATGCTCTGGAACTGTAATCGGCAGGGCTGCTTCAATCTCAAGAAACGTCCCAAGATCGAAATGTTTGCCGATTGTCTGCCCGGTCGGATCGCCTTCAGCGACATTGATGCCGTGACGGAAATCAGTGGCAATCTCCTGTTCCTCGAATGGAAAGAGCATCAACGCATCTGCAAAGGTCAGGAACTTTTGTTTGAACGACTGACTTTACTCTGCCCGGCGACCGTGTTTGTCGTTGAAGGTGATGCGGAACGGATGGCGGTCGACAGCTTCCGGACTGTATGGAAGGGAAAGATATCGCCGCCCGAGCTGGCAGATATCAATGTGTTGCGGCGGGAGATTGCCGCGTGGAAAGACTGGGCCTTAGCCAACTCGGCCATGAATCAAACAAAGGAAATCCTGTGCAACTGATGAATGAACCAATCATGAATACCGCTCAAAACTACTTGGATGTCGGCTTGTCTGTCCTGCCAGCGATTCGCACGGAAAAACGTCCGGCCATTGGCAAGTGGAAACAATATCAGCAGCGGTTACCACTGCCTGCTGAACTCAACTCATGGCCATGGGGCGATGCCGTGTGCATCATCTGCGGCCAAGTCTCCGGCAATCTGGAGATCATCGACTTCGATGGTGGCGGTGAATTGTTCCCTGCTTGGATGGATCGTATTCCCGCTGATCTACGTGACCATCTGGTGATCGAATCGACACCTTCCGGTGGCATGCATGTGATCTATCGTTGCGATGTGCCCGTCTGCGGCAACATCAAACTGGCCCAGCGCAAAGCCGACGACAAAATCTTGACGCTTATCGAAACCCGTGGTGAAGGTGGACTATTCCTCTGTTCACCCACACCGGGCTATGAGCTGATGCAGAGCGACTTGGGACACCTGCCCGTCCTCACTGAAGCACAGCGTGACACGTTGTTGCAAACGGCCTGGGAACTCAATGAATACTGCCCACCGGTGGTCGATGGTGCGAGTACATCGGCCCACCATTCGCACAGGTGCCAGATGTCTGCGGACAATGGCCATTGTGCGACCGACAATGCTTACAGACCGGGTGACGATTTCAACAAACGCGGTGAAGTGCAGGACCTGCTACGCACACACGGCTGGACGCTGGCCGCGCCCGGTGAAAACGAATACTGGCGTCGCCCAGGCAAAGACACCGGCTGGTCGGCCACGCTCAAGGATCGCGTGTTTTATGTTTTCTCATCCAACGCCGACCCGTTTGAGCCCAATCGTGGTTACTCGCCGTTTGCTGTGTATGCACTGCTGGAACACGGTGGTGACTTTACCGCAGCGACCAAGACGTTGGCCAAGAACGGGTTCGGTAATGATCTCAATGATCAGGACAATTCCGATGTGGACCTATCGGGCATCCTGGCTGGTGATGAACAGGATGATGCCACATTAACCGTACCCGATCCGGGGCCGCTCCCTGAAAACCTGCTCTACATTCCCGGGTTCATCGGTGAGGTGATCGACTTCTGCATGGCCAATGCGCCGTACCCGTCCCTGGGCATGGCATTCTGTGGCGCTCTGGCCATGCAATCCTATCTCTGCGGGCGTAAGGTGCGGGAAGCCGGCGACCTGCGCACCAACATTTATCTGCTCGCCTTGGGTTCATCCTCTGCCGGCAAGAACTACCCGCGCCAGATCAACGCCCACCTGGCCATCGCGGCCAACATGGCCGATTCGCTTTGCCGCAAGTTTGCATCCGGTGAAGGCATCGAAGATCAACTGGCTACTCAGCCTTGCACGATGTATCAAACCGATGAGATCGACGGCATTCTCCAGGCCGTCAGCAAAGCCAAGGACGCGCGCAATGAATCGATCATGACCGTGCTGCTGGAACTGTTCTCCTCAGCCAGCATGATGTATTCCATGCGATCCAAGGCCGGCAAGCCGCGCATCCCCGGTGTCATCCATCAACCACATCTCACCGTTTTCGGCACCGCGACACCCACGCACTATTACGAGGCCATGTCCGAACGCATGCTCACCAATGGCTTCTTCGCCCGCATGGTCATCGTGGATACGGGTAAACGTTCAGCAGGTCAGGAACCCGGGCTCGTCGACAGCATGCCCGACCGCCTGGTGGAAACCGCGCGCTGGTGGGGCAATTACCAGCCAGGCGAACATCGTGGCAACCTCCTCGGTTTTTACCCGGTGCCCGTCATTGTGCCCTACAGCGACCAGGCCAAAACAATCATCAATGACTTCCGGCAAAGCGCTGATCGTGAATACGCCCAGGCTGAGGATCGCAAAGACGAAGTGGCGATGACGGTGTGGGGCCGTGCCAATGAAAACGCCCGCAAGCTGGCGCTGCTCTACGCATGCAGTGAAAACCACACCCAACCGGAAATCAGTGTCGATGCCGTACGCTGGGCCAGCGCGTTCGTCGAGCATCAGATCCAGCGCATGCTCTACATGGCCAATCAATATGTCAGTACCAACGATTTTGATGCCGAGTGCAAGAAGGCATTGCGCTACCTCATCCGTAGCAAACACTCTGGCAAAGAGGATTGGTATCCCATGCCCGACTGGCGTCTGCGTCGACATATGGCCACCAGTCCCAGCACCTATGACAACATCATCGAAGCGCTGACCAAGCAGAAACGCATCCTGTTTCAAACCATTGAAGGCAGTACCAAACCGCGAAAGGGTTGGATACTTCTGTGAAACACCGGGGAGAAAACCGCGCGGTTTTCTCTGCATCAACACGCAAAATACCCGCCAATCGCCCCAATTGGGGGAGAAAACCGAAGAAAACCGCAGAAAACCGCGCAACAAAAAACGGTTTTCTCAAAATCGCAAAGGGCAATAGAAAAAGAACTTATGAATAATATATATAGAAAAACACTCTCTCTCTTACTATACCCCCCGCGCCGCGTGTGCGCGCGTACGCGTGCGAGGCGCGGTTTTCTCGGTTTTCTTTTTGGGGCCTGATCATATCTTCCTCTGTGGCCGGAAATGAATATCAAACTACCTACGTAAAGGAACTACTGAATGTATGAATCGCATTGTCGTGATTGTAAATATTTTGAATTTGGTGATATGAAAAACCAATTGGGTACTTGTCATCGCCATGCACCCGTTCCGAGCATAGACGATGAGTGTCGCTTACTTCCCAACCGTATCGCCTGGCCCGCTGTCTGGCCAAACGATTGGTGCGGCAAATTCGAACCACGCTCGGGACACAAAAACTGTGACGCATGTCTGCGCAAAGCAGCTTCATGATCCATGCTCAACTCGCTCGCCCTACATCGCCACAGGTTGGCGTCTGTGGCGTCCGGGCTGGGCAGGTAGACCTGTACCGCCTGTGACGGCGGGCGGCCGCAGGGGGCGACCTGTGCCGATCATGCAATGGTTCCTTCCCCCAGGGGCCTTTTCGATGGCGGCGGAACGAGCCACGTTATATGGAACAGTTTGTTGTGAACGCGCCGCAAAATTTTTAACCCATAAGGATCAATCAATGCATGGAAAATCAACACGAAAAATGGCAAAAGGTAATCGGTCGACTCCGGTACAACCTCAACAACGATCTGAGAAATGGCCGCATGTTAATGGCTCCGTGGTCTCGCGCGGCTCACAGCATGGCCAAGGGATGGCAGATACGAATGAGCCGTCCACCGGCAAAAGGCAATGTCAAAGTCACACCACGGCCAACGTGGAAAGTGTTCGCTCGATTGGCGGCTGCGATTCTGGCCTGCAAGAAGAATCATGCGCAAAAAAGCCCGTGGTATCTGTGGGCGACCCGGAGAGCATCAGGAGGCAGTCGATACATCCGCAAGAGCAAACGGACATGGTGACCGTCGCCAGGCCGATCGGCAATGTGTCCACCGAAAATGTTCTGCGTTTGCTCGAGTATCAGCAATACCGTTGCAGTTTGACCGGACGTGAACTCACCCCTGACTCCTCTGCTTTGGATCACATCGTTCCCATCGGCTGTGGTGGTGAACATGCCATCGAAAACACCCAGGTTCTGCACAAAGACGTAAACCGAGCCAAAGGCTCGATGACCAATGACGAATTTATCAAGCTCTGCCGTGGCGTGGCCCGGTGGAATGCAACCCGTAAGAATCAAAAGGAATCCAAATGACCAATACCGCTACTGCCAACTTTGCCGTCGAACTTCGCAACATTGAGGACGTCAAACCCTATGAACGCAACCCGCGTCTAAATGACAAGGCGGTGGATGCCGTGGCCGCATCGCTGTCGGAGTTTGGGTTTCGGCAACCCATCGTCGTGGACGAGGACGGCGTGATCATCGCCGGACACACGCGCTGGAAAGCCGCAACAAAACTCGGCCTTGCCAAGGTGCCGGTGCATGTGGCCACCGATCTGACAGCGGAGCAAGTTCGTGCATACCGCCTGGCCGACAACCGCACTGGCGAAATCGCCGAGTGGGACATGTCCATCCTGCCCATCGAACTCAACGAGTTGCGTGAGGGTGGATTCGACATGGACATTTTGGCCTTCGATGAAGAGGAACTCGGACAATTGCTCAATGCCGCCCAAGGCGTGCAGGAAGGCTTGACTGATCCAGATTCCATCCCCGAGCCACCGGATGCAGCGACCACCAAACGCGGTGACATTTGGATACTCGGCAACCATCGTCTGATGTGTGGCGACAGTAGTTCGGAGGAAGATTTGGATCGTCTGTTGGATGGCGCAACCATTGATCTGCTACATACCGACCCGCCGTATAATGTCCGCCTGGAGCCACGTTCCAACAATGCCATCGCCGCTGGCAATTCATCCTTCAAGCAAACACATCATCAAAAAATGGATGTCGCTCGTCACCCGGAAAAGAACAAGCCGACGCAGAAAAAACTCCGTGCCAAGGATCGTCCTCTGGCCAATGACTTCGTGACCGAGGAAGAGTTCGACAGGTTGCTGCGGGCATGGTTCAACAATGCATCGCGCGTGATGAAGCCTGGCAAAACCGCCTACATCTGGGGCGGCTATGCCAACCTCGCCAACTATCCTGCTGCACTCAAAGAAGCAGGGTTTTACTTCAGCCAGTGCATCGTCTGGAATAAGCTGCATCCTGTTTTAACACGGAAGGATATGATGAATTGCTTCGAAATTTGTTTTTATACTTGGAAGCAGGGAGCAGGTCACACCTTCAGGGGTCCTACCAACGCGCTTGATCTGTGGCCCATTAAGAAGGTGAATCCTCAGGCCATGTCCCACCTCACCGAGAAACCGGTCGAACTGGCGATCCGTGCGCTCCAATATTCATCGATACCTGGTGACAACGTGTTGGATTTATTCGGTGGCAGCGGATCGACACTCATCGGCTGTGAGCAGACCGGACGCAACGCATTCCTGATGGAACTTGATGATCTCTATTGTGACATCATCGTGAAACGTTGGGAAGAATTTTCGGGCCGGAAGGCACAGCGGATTGCTGCCACTGAGAAAACCCCGACGGATGCCGGGGTGAAGAAGGAGGTGGTTGCATGCGATCAGTGATCTGCCAGATGCATGAACTCAATCATGGCGTCCTCGTACACGATGTCCGACGCCGGGAAGGTGCGACGGTGACGGGTTTCGACGCATCCGCGTTCCTTCATGAAAGCCAACGCGACGTTGACCTGTGTGCAGGGCGCGTCAATGACATGGACGATTTGCTCATGTGTCGTGCCGCCTGCAGCATGGTCTTCAATGGCATAAGCAACGTCGCGGAACACATCGCGCGTGCATCGGTGGACGTAATTGCGGTCCGGCTGATGCTTGAAGGTGACGTGCATTTCCAGGTGATCGTCGATGACACGGAACGTCACGTCGCGTTGTCGGTTGGGACGTGGCATGGATCACGCTCCCTTTGCTTTGATGGTGAACAGGCCGCGCTCGGCTTTAACGAACCGGCTGTCATTGCCCTTGGTTTTGATCTCACGCATCATCGCTGCCGAAAGCGTTGCTGCCGGGGTCAGTCCCTTACCCGGTTGCCAAAGGTTCTGGCTGATGGCCTTCTCGACGATGTCCTTGCATCGCAATGGCTCTTGATCATCTTGAGCCAGAATGTGGGCCGCAGCGTTGATCAAACTCATGGGTTTACCAGTAGTGACCTGGTCGCCACCCGTCGCGGCACTCTTTCGGGGGGTGCCCGTGTCGCGTTTGGAGGCGTTGGTGGTATTCGCCGTCGCCTTGGGTTTGCGTTTGCCCTGTTTGGCGGCACTGGCGTCCTTGTCGCTCTCCACGGCTTGGTGAATGCGCTGGGCCGACCGAATCGTAATTTGCTTGCCTGTCTTGATTGTTTTGCCCAGCCAGCCGGTGCCCGAGGTATGGTCTTCGGTGATCAGGACCGGGACGAGGTTGCCAGCAAGGCCGACCAGATATGTGCCGCCGATTTGGATGTCTTCTTGTTTCATGATGATTTAGTCCTTGTGGTAATTGGTAAACAAAAATGCTCAGCGACTTTCGCTGAGCAGTGCTTCGATTTCATGTTGTTCGCTGTGCGAGAGCGAGGACAGTACCTCTATCAGTTGTTTTCGGGTGAGTTGAAGGTCTTCGCTCATCGCCCAGTTGTCGGTCTTACCTTTGGCGTTGATGCGATGTTTTTCCAGTTCGAGTTCCAGCCAGAGCATGAGGCTGGTGATGTCTTTGCGATGTTGGGCGTAGGCGTCTTGGGCTGTTTGTTTTTTGTGTTTGGTGGTCGTCATGGTGGTTCCTCAAATTCCGACGTCGCTGATGGACATCAGTGCGTTGTAGTAGCAGGATGCTTCTTCCATATTGCCTTCGTAGCCATCAAGCAGTTCCTGCAGGAAGGCTGCCATAGCAAACAATTCGTCTTCATCGTCTGCGTTCACCCAATGGCTGGCTTGGTGGTTCGGTTGCAATACTTCCACCTCAATCTGTTTGGCATCGCGTTTTCGTTTGGCGATGGCGAAGTAGCCTTCGCGTCCTTCAAAATCAATTCGTGTGATTCGCATGTATGTGTTTCTCCTATGCGAGGGGTTAATGGTCGGCTTTGCGTCCCGCTTCAAAGGCGGCTTCCAACGCCTCCTTGATGTTCCAGATGGCGACCTCGTGAAAATCCAATGAATCACTTTTGCGTGTCTCCAAGGTGTCAATGCCAAGAATGCGTTGTGCGATCTCGTTGATCGTTGCGTCCTGGTATGCCTGCATCCGCTTGGTGGTTTTTCTGGCCATTGCGTTGGTTCCTTTCTTGTTCGCGTGACAGACACATTGAGCAATGAAATCGCGCCATCATCAACTCGGATTTGGCATTTTTACACTTATTTTTAAGGTGTTTTTGAATTTTGATGACACATCCAACAGACAACTCGAAAAAGCTGAAGATCACAGCCATAACTGTGCCGCAGGCGGCGCAGATTCTGTCCAAGGCATTCAATCGCCGGATCGATGAAGAGCAGATTCAACAGGTTGTCGATGATGGCCAACTGCTCCGCGCCGATGGCACCTTCAGCTTGATCGAATACGTAGCGTTCCTGGCTCGGCCGGAGATGGAGGCGGACGATGAGTAAAAAATCATTCAACCCACGCCAACTCCGGCCAGCCGACTTACTGCGTATCGTCAACGCCATCGATATTCCCAATGCTGATCCATTGACAGAGTTCCAGCTCCGCCGCCATCGCAACCGTGCGGGCTACAGCATCAGTGATCCATCTAATCCGCAGACGGTGGATCTGTTCCGGTATGCCGCATGGCTGACGCTGGAATATGCCAAGCCCAAGTCGGGCCCGTTGAGTTACGAGGAACAGAAAGCACGTCAGGCCGAACGTAATGCAGAGGCGGTACGTTCGGCTCAGGATATTGGCGAGATACCGGCAGTCATTGATCCAGATCGCAAGGCTCGGTGCATCGCATCCTTCCGAGCGTTCTGTGAGACGTATTTTGCCGAGGTTTTTTATCTGCCATGGTCGGATGATCACCTGCGGGTGATCGACAAAATTGAAAAGGCCGTGCGCACAGGCGGGCTGTTTGCCATGGCGATGCCGCGCGGATCAGGAAAAACAGTTTTGTGCCAGGCTGCCGTGTTATGGGCGGCGTTAATTGGCGCATCACCGTTCATCTGCCTGGTTGCCGCCAGCGCTGAACGTGCCCGCGATCTGCTGGAAAACATCAAGATTTGGCTGGAGACCAATCCGCTATTGCATGAGGATTATCCGGAGGTGACGTATCCGATTCGTTGTTTGGAGCGGATCACCAATCGACAGAAGGGACAGAAGTATAACGGTGTGCCCACGCGCATCGACTGGTCATCGGATCGCGTGGTGTTGCCGGTGATCGAAGGCAGCCTGTCGTCGGGGATTGTCATTTCATCAAGCGGCATGAAGGGCAGCGACATTCGTGGGCAGAACTATGCCCGCGCTGATGGGCAGGTGGTTCGACCGCAACTCGTTCTGGTCGACGACCCGCAAACAACCGAGTCGGCATGGTCACCCTCGCAAAGCCAACGACGTGAAGCGATTCTGGCAGGCGATGTGCTGGGCATGGCCGGACCGGGCAAGAAGATCGCCGGACTCATGGCATGCACGGTGATCCGGCCCGCGGACATGGCTGACAACATCCTAGATCGGGACAAACATCCAGAGTGGCAAGGCGAGCGGACGAAGATGGTGTATGCCTTCCCAGCCCCCGGAAGTGACAAGCTATGGGCGAAGTACGCAGAGATTCGTGCTGACAGTCTGCGCAACGATGGTGATGGTTCACAAGCGACCGAATTTTACCGTGATCACAGGCAGGCTATGGACACCGGCAGTATCGTCGCATGGCCGCAGCGTTACAACGAAGACGAACTGTCGGCTTTGCAGCATGCGATGAATCTGCGACTGCGTGATGAATCTGCATTCTTTGCGGAATATCAGAACGAACCGATTGTCGAAGCCATCGGTGAAGAGATGCTGACTGCCGATGAGATTGCCGCCAAGACCAATGGCTATGCCCGAGCAGCCATTCCCATCGGTTGTAATCATCTGACGATGTTCATTGACGTTCAGCAGAAAGCCTTGTTCTGGATGCTCTGTGGATTTGAGGATGATTTCACCGGCTATGTGCTGGACTATGGCACGTGGCCCGATCAGAAACGATCCTACTTCACACTCAACGACATTCGTTCCACGCTTAAACGCATCAAACCCGGGGCAGGCTTGGAAGGCCAGATATTCCACGGCTTGGAACAATTGACATCCGAGCGATTACCCATGGTGTACCGTCGGGAAGATGGTGCTGACATGCGGATCGACCGCTGCATGATCGATGCCAACTGGGGCCAATCCACGGATGTGGTTTATCAGTTCTGTCGGCAGAGCGATTATGCGTCAGTCTTATTGCCCAGCCATGGTCGCTATGTGGGTGCTTCGGGTATTCCATTCAGTGAATACAAACGTAAACGCGGTGATCGGGTTGGACATCACTGGCGGATTCCCAATACCACAGGGCGTCGACAGATTCGGCATGTCCTGGTGGATACCAACTACTGGAAAAGTTTTGTTCATGCCCGGTTGGCTGTGTCCATGGGTGATCCCGGATGCTTGAGCCTCTTTGGCCGGGATTCGGTGAAGCACCGCCTGCTTGCTGATCATCTCACTGCGGAGTTTCGTGTGAAGACCACTGCTCGTGACCGCATTGTCGATGAGTGGAAGTTGCGTGCCACCCGCCCTGATAACCACTGGTTGGATTGTTTAGTGGGTTGTGCCGTGGCAGCTAGCATTCAAGGTGCAAATCTCAACGGAATTGCCGGTACGAACCGTGCGCCTGCCAAACGTTTGAAACTGTCAGACCTGCAACAAGGCCGTCGGTAAAAAATCTTAATGACAGCGCAACGTTTTAAGCCCAACTGCAGATATAGAGGGTGACGGAGAAAGAAAAACCCATGACTGAAACCAACAACAACCTTGAAGAAAACGCTGCCGCACCGGCTGAGGTGTCGGTCGACGGTCAACACGTCAAGCAGCATTCACTGAAGGATCAGATCGCCGTGGATCGTTACCTGGCATCGAAGAAGGCTGCTCAGTCCAAGGGATTGGGTGTGAAGATTTTCAAGATCAATCCCGGGGGCACGGTTTAATGCAACTTCTGAATTGGTTCAAAAAATCCAAACCGCAGACGCAACGCCAACAGCAGATGCGCAGCGTGCCGGTGGCCAACGTGGTACGGGCACGTTACGACGCGGCGCAGACCACGGCGGAGAATGCCCGGCATTGGGCGATGGCTGACGCGATGTCAGCTGATTGTGCTGCGTCTGCGGACATCCGCAAGAAGCTGCGTGAGCGTGCCCGGTACGAGGTAGCCAACAACAGCTATGCCAAGGGCATTGTGCTGACGATGGCCAACGACTGCATCGGTACTGGACCGCGTTTGCAGTTGCTCACCAAGTACGACACGCTTAACCGGCAGATTGAAGATGCCTTTGACCAGTGGAGCAAGGCCGTCAACTTGGCTGCCAAGCTCCGAACCATGCGGATGGCAAAGAGTACGGACGGTGAAGCGTTTGGTGTTTTGAATTTCAATCCCAATGTCGATTCACCGGTTGCTCTTGATCTTCAACTCATCGAGGCCGACCGCATCACATCATCGTCACCGGTGATGTTGCCCACTCGCAACGACGTCGATGGCGTGATCCTCGACAGCTTTGGTAATCCTCAGTTCTATTCCATTCTGCGTCAGCATCCCGGCGGCATGGGCAACTACTCCACATGGATGTCGCAGTACGATGAGGTGCCTGCAGCTTCAGTGATCCACTGGTTCCGAACGGATCGGCCCGAACAACATCGCGGGATTCCTGAGATCACCCCTGCGCTGCCACTGTTTGCCCAGTTGCGTCGGTATACCCTGGCGGTGATCGCTGCAGCCGAAACCGCTGCCGATTTTGCTGCCGTGTTGTACACCGATTCACCAGCTAACGGTGAAGCACAACCGCTTGATCCAATGGACATCGTCAATCTTGAAAAACGTATGGCCACCGTATTGCCCGATGGTTGGCGCTTGGGGCAGATCGATTCGCAGCAACCAGCCACTACGTATGCCGAATTCAAACGCGAGATTCTTAACGAAATCGCGCGCTGTTTGAACCTTCCCTACAACATCGCGGCCTGCAATTCGTCGGGCTACAACTATGCATCGGGCCGACTCGATCATCAGACCTACTACAAGTCCATTCGGGTGGAACAAGCGAATCTGGCTGAGATTGTGCTGGATCAAATCTTCAATGCGTGGATACGTGAAGCCATGTTGACGCCAGAGTTTTCGATTTTGCGTGGCTTGCGACCGGTTCGACTCAACAAGGGCTGGTTTTTCGACGGCACCGAGCATGTCGATCCAGCCAAGGAAGCCAATGCTCAGGCCAAACGTCTGAGCAGCCACACCACCACGCTGGCCGCTGAATATGCCCGTCAAGGCAAGGATTGGGAAACCGAACTTCGCCAGCGTGCCAAGGAAACCAAACTCATGGTCCAACTCGGGCTGACCGTTTCGGAGAGTCAGCCTGTCCAACCTGCTTCTTCTTTACCCACACAGGAGCCTACTGCCAATGCCGATGACACTGTCGTCAACTCAACAATTGCCTGATCAACTGTCGTTCATCTGCCCATTGACCATCGAAGCCGCCGGTGAAAAACAATCCGGGGGCGGGGCTTCCGGGGTGCCGCAGTTTCGGATGGTCGCCTACACCGGTGGCCTAATGCGAATCGAGGGCTTTCCGCATCCTGTTGTCGTGGATCTGGAAGGGCTGGCCATTGACCGTCAGGACATCCCGGTTCGGCTGGATCATCAATCGCGTCAGGGCGTCGGCCACACGCAGCGCGTCGCCGTCGAAAACGGATCGTTGGTGGCCGAAGGTCTTGTCAGCCGTGATACCAGTTGGGCGCGTGACGTGATTCGTAGCGGCCAGAACGGTTTTCCCTGGCAGGCCAGCATCGGCGCAGCCGTGATCGATGCCCAATTCATTCCCAATGGCCAGAACGTCACCGTCAATGGCCGGACGTTCGATGGCCCCATCCACGTCGTCCGCAAAGCAACCCTCAAAGAAATCTCATTCGTCGATAACGGGGCAGACTCGTCTACGTCTGCCCGTATCGCAGCAAACAGCAAGGAGCAATCGTCTATGCCGCATGGTACACAGAGCCAAGCAACCACCACCGTCGCCACCGATCCCAAACCGGCCACACCTCCGACCACCGACCCCACGCCGCCCAAAGCGCCGACCCCGTCGTCCTTACGTCCTGCCGCCATCGCCGCGCGTGCAACGCAAGATGTGTCGGATGCCCCGAGCACGAACGCCCCGGCTGATCAAAACCCGATGATGCAGATGCGCAAGCAGATGGCTGAGGAAACCCGTCGCATCCAGGCCATCCGCAGCACCTGCGATGGCAAACATCCGGACATCGAAGCCCAGGCTATCGAGGAGGGTTGGGATGTGACCAAGACCGAACTGCATGTTCTCCGCGCGTCGCGTCCGCAACTCCCTGTTGCAGTTCATACCCATGCCAATCAGCGTCCCAACAACCCGCAGGTGTTCGAAGCGGTCGCCATGATGGCCAGTGGTTTGCCCAATACCCGCATCGAAGCGATGTACGCTGAACCTGTCCTCGAAGCTGCCGACAAACTTCGTGGCATCGGTGTGCAGGAGTTCTGCGAACTGGTATCCGGCCAGCAACTGCCGCGCTTCCGTCGTGATGCTACCGGTTGGTTGCAGGCTGCCTTCAGCACGGCGTCCCTTCCGGGGATTCTCAGCAACATCGCCAACAAGATGTTGCTCGAAGGCTACAACTACGTTGAAGATGCCTGGCGTCGCATCGCCAAGATCGCCAGCGTCAACGACTTCAAGGAACACAGCCGTTACCGCATGACCGGTGCGTTCAAGTTCGAGCAGGTCGGTCCCGACGGTGAACTGAAGCACGGCAAGCTCGATGAACAGAAGTTCGGTCAGCGTGCCGACACTCATGGCATCATGTTTGCCCTCACTCGCCAGATGATCATCAACGATGACATGGGCGCGTTCACTGACATCCCGCGTCAGATTGGCATGGGTGCTGCAGAGGCCATCGCCGATGCGGTATGGGGCCTGTGGCTGCGCAACCCCAACCAGTCCGACAACAAGTCCTTCTTTCACGCTGATCACAACAACTATCTCGAAGGCGTGGATACTGCCTTGTCCGTCGATGGCCTGACCGCTGCTGAAGTCAAATTCAGCGAACAGATCAAGCCCAATGGCAAGCCCCTGGGCATGCCTGCCAACGTCCTGCTCGTACCCACAGCCCTGAAGGTCGCGGCTGAACTGCTCATGAAGAGCATCCAGCTCAACGAAACCACCACTGCCAACAAGGCCAAACCGTCGACCAATCCGCACGTGGGCAAGTTCGACGTGGTCTCCAGCGTCTACCTGGCCAATGCCAGCTTCACCGGAGCCAGCAGCAAGGCATGGTATCTGTTGGCCGACCCCAATCGTCTGCCCTCGATTGAAGTGGCATTTCTCAACGGCGTGGATCGTCCCACCGTTGAAAAAACCGATGCCGACTTCAACACGTTGGGTATCCAGTTCCGTGGCTACATCGACTTCGGCGTCCGCGAACAGGACCACCGTGGCGCACTAAAGATGAAGGGTGAAGCATGATTTGTCTTCGCGTGACTTCGTGACATTTTCTGATCCACTCAATTTCAACAGGAGTATTCATACATGACCGCAACTTACGTTCACAAAGGTGACAGTATCGACTACACCCCAGCCGCTGATGTGGCCGCAGGCGATGTGGTTGTCCAAGGCGACCTGGTGGGTATTGCCAAACTCGACATTCCGGCTGACACCCTCGGCAGTCTGTCGCTGACCGGCATCTTTGATGTCCCCAAGATCGGTGGCCCAGGCATGGCCATCACCACGGGCACCAAGCTCTACTGGGATTCGGCCAACAAATACGTGACTCCCACCGAAATCGAAGGCAAGTACATGGGCAAGGCTGTGGCTGATGCCGGTGACAATGATGCCACCGTTCGCGTCAAACTCACCGCATGATCAAAGGCGAACTGTATGGCCAGAGACTACATGAAAGAAGGCATGCAGTGGCTCGCCAGGGTGAGGGTGGGATGGTGTACGCAGGAGGTCGTCTATAAACAAGGCGACTCCTCGTACACCGTCCATGCTTCGCCGGGCATCAGTAAGTATGAAAAATCCACTGTCGGTGGCGTGGCCATCGAATCGAGCATGTGGGATTTTTTAATCAATGCTGATGACTTCCCGGCAGAGTTTGAACCCACGCCCGGCGATGTTCTGACGATGGACAGTAAGCAATATGAGATCGCCAACTTTGGTGACGATGGTTGCTTTCGCTACTGCGATCCGTACCACACAACCCTACGTATCCACACTCGTTTACTGGGAGACACAAATACATGACCAACCCAACGCATCAAGGATTCGATTCCAGTTGTTCGCAGTTCGATGAACTGCACAACAAACTCGACCGACTCGATCATGCCATCCGTGGCAATGGTGAACCGGGCATCAACATTCGTCTGGATCGTCTGGAACAGAATGCGATTCGTCACGCACGTTGGATGTGGCTCATTGCCGGTGCAGGTGTCACGAGTCTGGTGAACATTCTTTTTAGTATTTTCCGGGGTTAATCCGGGGGGGAGGGTGAATATGCAAATGACCATTGATCTGGCTGATGCAGTCACATCACAACTCAATCAATCGGAGATCATCACCCATGCAAAACGACAGGTGTTGCCGATTCACGATCTGTCGCAGTTGCGTGAGTTGACCATCAGCGTGGTTCCTCGTGGTGTGCAGGTTCAGAGCATTACACGAAAACTCAGCCAATATGACTGTCAGGTCGATATCGGCATTCAGCAAAAACTCACCGTGCCGCAGGATGAAATCGATACTGCCGTTAAGGAATTGAGTGGATTGGTTCAGCAGATTGCTGAATACCTGCAACGCCAGCCACTGACCGAGATGCCGTATGCCATTTGGATCAAGATTGAAAATGAGCCGGTGTATGACTCATCGCATCTTGCTCAACAGCGGGTGTTCACATCGGTGCTGACGTTGACGTACCGGATTACCAAGTGAGGTATTGATGCTGCGCGTTCACTTTAAACCTCCGGGGGCTTCCGGGGGGATCAACAAGAAACTCCTCCGGCAAAAAATGGCCCAGGCGAGTTTCCAAAGCTTGGGCCATGCCGGCGCGGCGATTCGGTTGACTGCCCGGCGCAGCATCCGCGTGAGCAAGCGGTATGCGTTGCCTGGATCGCCACCGCATACGCGACACGGCCAACTGCGGCGTGCCATCGTCTATGCCAGAGAAGGTAACGACCGTGTACTGATCGGCCCCGGATTCGCCCACGTTGGCCCCTCGGCGATGGCCCATGAATTCGGCGGTCGCTTCCGTGGGCATCGTTACCCAAAACGCCCGTTGATGGGCCGTGCGATGCGTAAGACGCTTATTGCACCTCTCTGGCGCGATTCGATTCGCTAGAAAGGAGAGTGATCAGAGCCGCTGTTCCGCCAGCGGTAGCCTACCCGGGCATGCATTTGGAGTAATCCGTTTGTGTGAAGCCCCGGAGACAACGTACTCCTTATAAGGCAAACCGTGAGGTGAGCCGCAGTCGCAAGCACCGATGCGACGGGAGGCAAGGCTTGAGTGGTATGGTCAATGTAAGTGAACTGCTTGAAACGTCGTCAAAAGGAATGAGCCAAAGGTGCTGACAGGCTCAGCCCAAACAGGGCATGGGAGCGGGAAAGCTGGCTGTCCCATCCGGCTTTCGCGGAACACAGTCTCCCCGGCGGAGAGGCAGGACCTAACCCAACTCGGGTGCATAAGCGTAACGCAGTAAGCCCGTATTCGTTCCCGCGGATCGCGCAACGACAGATCCCAGGGACAGATCGCCGTGAGGCGAGCTGACCGGGTGCGGGTAAAGGAGGTCCGAAAAAGCGAATGCCCTTCTGTAATGGAAGGGATAGGGGTGCGTTGCCCCGCCCGAAAGGGAGCAGACTTCGGACAGGTAACTGATCACGATTACGATTGGAGTCGTGGAATGAGAATCAAGGAAAGCGAAACAATGAACGTCGAAGGCAACTCCGACGTGCGCGCCTCTGAGCTTGCGGACTGGAATGCCATTGACTGGCGCAAAGTCGACAAGATCATCCAGCGTCTTCAAGCTCGAATCGTGAAGGCGCAGAAGCAAGGACGCTACGGCAAGGTCAAGGCCTTGTCACGCATCCTGACTCGCTCGTTTGCTGCCAAGGCATTGGCGGTTAAACGGGTGACGGAAAACAAAGGCAGGAGAACTGCTGGGGTGGACGGCAAGCTTTGGAACTCGCCGAGGAAGAAGGCGAAGGCCATTCGGGAATTGCGCCCTGAAAGGTACAAAGCCAAGCCGCTCCGCCGCGTATATATTCCCAAGTCGAACGGCAAGAAACGTCCCTTGGGTATCCCCACCATGACGGACCGAGCCATGCAGGCACTATACCGGCTGGCACTGGACCCCGTGGCGGAATGTACTGCGGACAAAGGTTCTTTCGGATTTCGTCGCAAGCGATCTTGTGCGGATGCCGAGGAATACTGTTTTGCAACGCTTAGTCGCAAAAACTGTGCGCAGTGGATACTTGAAGGGGACATCAAAGGCTGCTTCGACAACATCAGCCATCAATGGCTCGTGAATAACGTGCCCATGGAGAAACGAATTCTCCGACAGTGGTTGAAGGCGGGATATATGGAAGAAGGCAACTTCTTCGATACGGAATCGGGAACACCGCAAGGCGGTATCATTTCACCGATTCTGGCCAATATGGCTTTGGACGGGCTTGAACGCCTTCTTTTTGAGGAGTTCATGCGACAAGGAATGCTCGCAGGCCGCATCAGTACTTGGGGTCGGCGTCGCATCCGGACGAATCCAAAGATTCATTTGGTGCGCTATGCGGATGACTTCATTATTACGGGAGATTCAAAGGAACTCCTTGAAAATGAAGTTCAACCGTTGGTGCGGGATTTTATGGCCGAAAGAGGATTGACTCTCTCGGAAGAAAAGACCGTCATCACGCATATCGACGAAGGCTTTGATTTTCTTAGTTTCAATTTCAAGAAGACCGACGGCAAGTTGTTTGTCCGACCTGCACGCAAATGCGTAAAGGCATTCTTGAAAGAGATTCGAGGAACGATCAAGAGTAATCCCACTATTCCGGCATATTCGATGATCAAAATACTCAACCCCAAGATAAGGGGATGGTGTAATTATTATCGTCATGTCGTCAGTAGTGATACCTTCTCCGCAGTTGAAAACGCGATCTGGAAATCCCTATGGCGGTGGGCCGTGCGCAGACATCGCAATAAAGGCGCACGGTGGATTCATGACAGGTACTTCTCCCGTATCGGTACACGGGACTGGATCTTTCAGGGTCGTGACCCTGATAAGAGACTCAGGGTCATTCTGTTGCCCACCAGAATTCGGATTGTCAGGCACTCAAAGATAAAGATGGATGCCAACCCTTATGACCCGGATTGGTATGACTACTTTATCAACCGCGAAAGACAGCGTATGAAGCGCGTTTCGTGGCATTCATTGAGTGCTCGCGCACTCTGGTTCTTGCAGGGAGGACTCTGTCCGATCTGTGGTCTGCCCCTGGGAACGATGGATGATACGGGTACATTCCAGAATGATCTGGGTGTTTACACCGTCATGTCCGACAATCCCGCAGATCAAGACGAACCGGAAAAATCTTGTCTTATGCATACGGCATGTCATCACAAACAAACCGGGATGACTGCCCCGCTGCACCGGGTGCGACCACGGTCGTGCCTTACAGAGGCTTGAGCCGTATGACGGGAAACCGTCACGTACGGTTCTGAGGGGGGTGGGAGCTGGTAACAGCTCCTGCCTACCCGACCGGCACTGAGTAAAAACCTACCGCGTCTGCCTCGGTTCTGGGCAGGCTCGATTCGATAAAAACCACACAAATACCCCATAAAACAAGGAGAAAACCATGTCCATCCGTTTAGGGATGCAGGCCAAGCTGTACCACGGCGCGGCCGGCGCAACCGCAACCACCGAGTTGAGCAACGTCAAGGACGTCACACTCAACCTGGAAACCGGCGAATCCGACGTGACGACGCGAGCCAGCAATGGTTGGCGTGCCACCATCGCCACACTCAAGAATGGCAGCGTTGAATTCACTTTAATCTGGGATACCGAGGACGCAGGCTTCACCGCCATCAAAAACGCCTATTTCAACAACACCGCCATTGCTCTGGCTGTATTGGATGGTGAAGGCGGCAGTGGCCTCGACGCCGACTTCTCGGTGACCAACTTCACACGCAACGAGCCGCTCGAAGAAGCCATCACCGTCAACGTCACCGTCAAACCGACCTATGTCAGTCGCGCACCCACTTGGGTAGATGGAGGTGGCAGCTAATGCAAACCTTCACCGCCCCCGCCCCCGGAAGTCCAGGCCCCGGCAACAACGGCAACAACGTATGGACGGTGCAGATCACCGTCGCCACCATCAAGCGTGTCCAAGCCCTCGTCGGTGTCAACCTGCTGGATGTGTTGGACAGCAAGTCCCACCTGTTGGAAAAACTCTCCACTGATCCGATCCTGCTCTGCGATGTGTTGTATGCCATCTGTCAGCAGCAGGCCGAGAGTGCCAACATCACGGATGAACAGTTCGGCCAAGCTCTGGCCGGTGATGTGATCGATCATGCCACCACGGCATTGCTCCAGGAACTTGCAGATTTTTTCCCCGCAGCGAAGCGGCAAGTGCTCCGCAAAGCATTAGCAAAGCTTCGCGAGGTGGAAGAGAAAGCGCTTCAAATCGCCAGTGCCCAACTGGACAGTCCGGAACTGCAACAGCAACTCGAACACCTGCTGCAACCTGCCAGGACATGATCTGGCAACTGGCTGGCATCCTCGGTGTCCATCCCGGAAGTTTCACCTTACGGGAGTTGTACGAGATGGCCCAGTCTCGCCAGAAACAGGATTGGCAACACACCTCCAACCTGATGGCCTTACTTGCCAACTTACTCACGTTCAATCGTTCCCACACGTTCAAAGCAGCGGACTTTGATCCGTTTGCCCAAAGCCAAACATCGTCCGTGATCCCGTTGAACACCGAAGATGCCATGGCACTACTCAAAAGAACCTTTGTCTCCTCAAGGAAAGAAACACAATGAAAACCAATCACTTCATCTTCCTGTTCGTCATCACCTTCCTCGTCCTTGGCCTGCTGAGTTTTGCAGGCTGCGATATGGGCGACATGATTCACGTCAAGACGCCCAACACGATCCAGCAGCAAACCGGCCTGGCCAGCACCATCACGCTCAATGAAGCCGAAAGTGAGTACCAACTCTGGTATCAGCACATGCAAACCGCTGGCAGTCAGTGGAAATCCAACATCGAACACGCCAACGAAATCCGCAACATGATTAACCAGCTTTCGCTGTCTGCGCTGGACCAGGTGGGCCCGACAGTCGCCGGTGTCCCCATGCTCGGCCCGCTGCTGCCAGCGGCTTCGGGTTTACTCGGCCTGTTCCTGGGTGCAAGCAAACTCCGCAAGGAAAAAGAAGACTCCTTCAACAAGGGCCTGGACGAAGGCAGAAAAACCACTGCACTTCCGGGGGCAACTGGTATCACTGCTGCTACTGCCTAAATGGGCTTGAGATTTAACACGAAGGCACGAAGGTCACGAAGGACACGAAGAAAAAGCATTTGTTTTTGCTGATTCATTCTGACTGTCTTTTCGGGACTTCGTGACCTTCGTGCCTTTGTGTCCTTCGTGTTAAAAAACTAACCTTCGGAATTTTCACATGTCGCCAGGTATTGCCAACAGTCGGAACATTCGTGCTGGGGCTGCGTACATTGAGCTGACCACGCAGGACAGCAAGCTCGTGCGTGGCCTTGATCAGGCGCAGAAGCGTGTCAAAGCCTTCGGCAAGTCTGTGGGCGAGATTGGCAAGCGACTCACCGCTGTGTCGGCCGTGGCGGCGGTGCCTCTGCTCTCTGGCCTGAAAATCTATGCGGATTTTCAGCAGCAGATGGCCACCGTCGCCACCATGCTCTCGGATTCTGATGCTGAAAAATACATGGACAGTTTCACCAAAGGCATCCGCAAGATGGCGGTGAGTTTTGGTGAATCCACCGAAGCGTTGTCGGGTGGTTTGTATGACATTCTTTCAGCGTCGATTGCACCAGCCAAGGCGCTGGATGTATTGGGCGTTGCGGCCAAGTCTGCTAAGGCGGGACTCACTGATACGCAAACCGCTGCCGATGCCATCACCACGGTGCTTAACAGTTATGGCCTTGCTGCGGAACAGGCTGGTGATGTCTCTGACTGGTTGTTTGGTATTGTGCAACGTGGCAAAACGACGTTTGCCGAACTGGCACCGCAGATCGGCATGGTCGCGTCCACCGCTGCCAGTGCGGGATTACCGCTTGATGAACTGGGCGCGATGATCGCCACGCTGACGCGCAATGGCTTGCGTACCACCACGGCCATCGACTCGGTCAACGGCATCATCCGCTCGTTCCTCAAGCCCGGCGACGAAGCGGCCAAGGTCGCCCGCGAGCTGGGCTTTGAGATGAGCACCGCCACGCTCCAGAGCGAAGGGCTGCGTGGGGTCTTCGAGCGCATCAGCCAGTTGCCGCCGGATGCCCTGGCCAAACTGTTCCCCGACTCATCGGCCCTGCGCGGCGTCATTCCCGCCCTGAAAAACTTCCGGGGGTTCGGCGAGGACATGGAGGCGATGGCCAAGCGTTCCGGCGCGACGCAGTCGGCCTACGAGAAGATGACCAAGACGCTGACGTTCGCGTTCAGCCGCATGAAGCAAGCAGGCCTGGTGGCGCTGTCAGTCATCGGCGAAGCGATCGCAGAGCCGGTGTCGAAAGCGGCCGCTGCGGTGACGCGCTACGCGCAGATGGTCACCGATCTGATCCAGAAGAACCGGGGCCTGGTGACTGTGGCGGCCAAGGTGATCGCCATCGTCGCCCTGGTCGGCGGTGCGATGGTCGCTGTCGGTGTGGCCGGGCAGGCGCTGGCCTTTGTCTTCGGTGGCATCGTGTCGATCATGTCCGGTGTCGGCACCGTGATCGGGATCATCGGCTCGGCGCTGGCTGCGCTGCTGTCGCCGATCGGCTTGGTCATCGCGGGGGCGGTCATCCTCGCCGGCGTCATCCTGCACGCCACCGGCGCAGCGGCGCAAGCGCTCCAGTGGCTGGCGGACCAGTTCCAGGGGCTCAAGGACCGGGCGCTGGTCGCCTACCAGGGTATCGCCGACGCACTGGCCGCCGGCGACATCGCCTTGGCAGCCAAAGTGCTGTGGCTCGCCCTGAAGGTCGAATGGCAGCGCGGCATCAACTACCTCGAAAGCCTCTGGATCGGCTTCAAAGAGACCTTCATGAGCATCGCCGTGGATGCCTTCTATGGTGCGGTGAAGGCCCTGGCCGCCGCATGGCACGGCCTTCGCGCCGTGTGGGTCGAGACCACGTCCTTCCTTTATAAGGTATGGACCCAGTTCACCTCCGGCCTCCAGTCCACGTTCCGCAAGGCGCAGCTCAAGGTGGAGGAGGGCCTGCACCACATCGCGGGCATGCTTGATGAGAACTATGACGTCGATCAGGCGATCCAGATCGCCCGCACCAACGAGCAGGCCGATCAACGGAACATTCAGCTGCAGAAGCAGCAGGCGCTCAACGAGAATGAGCAGCAGCGCCAAACCGACCTGGCCAAGATCGGCACCGAGTACGAGTCCGAGAAGCAGGCGATCGACCAGGCGGCGAAGAAGGCGCACGACGAGCGGCGGTCCCGCTACCAGCAACAGATCGACGAATCGATGGCGGCGCTGGAGGAGGCGCGGAAGCAATACCGCGCCGCCCTGGACGAGGCCGCGCAGAAGCGCCGCGACTCCGAACAGGGTAAGTCCTCCAGCGAACAACCCGATCTCTTCGAGGAACTAAAGAACCGCCTCGCCGGCCTGGGCGACCTGCTCAACGGTATCGGTCAGCGCACCGTCGAGGTGCGCGGTACGTTCAATGCTGCCGCCATCCAGAGCCTGATGACCTCCGACGGCACCGCCGACCGCACCGCCAAAGCCACCGAAGAAACCGCCAGGAACACCAAGCGCCTGCTCACAGAAGCCCAGCGCAGCGGACTGACATTCGCCTGACCCCGGAAGTAAGACCACCAGTTGGAGACCCGTCCGTGCCCGTCACCATCGAGGAGAAGATCGAAAGCCGCCAGTCCACCACGGGGCAGAACGCCTCGGTGGACCTCGTCTACACGGTGCGGGGTACGGATGACGACCTGGTGGTGAAGAGCACGGCGGATACCAACTCACCGCACGACTACGACGGTCTCGAAAAACAAAGCATCCACATCGAGCCCATCGGCCCCGAACTGTGGGAAGCCACGGTTCGCTACGGGATGCCCGGTGGCAGCAATGCGCCGCCGCCTGAGACGGGCGAGTCGTCGTTCAGCTTCGACACCGGCGGCGGCACGCAGCACATCACCCAGTCGCTGCAGACCGTCGGCGGTTACGCAGCCGCGGGGATGACAGCGCCTGACTTCCAGGGCGCGATCGGCGTCAGCCAGTCGTCCATCGAAGGCGTCGACATCACCGTGCCCGTGTATCAGTTCGGCGAGACGCACTACATTGATGACAGCGCCGTCACGCTCGCCTATCGCGGCACGCTGTTCAATCTCACGGGCAAGGTCAATGCTGGCGCGTTCAAGGGCTTGAACCCTGGCGAGTGTTTGTTCCTCGGCGCATCCGGCTCGAAGCGTGGCCAGGGCGACTGGGAGATCACGTTCCGGTTCGCGGCATCGCCGAACCGCACCGGCATGACGGTCGGAAGTATTCCGGGGGTCGACAAGAAGGGCTGGGAGTACATCTGGGTGCGCTACGCCGACGTCGAGGACACAGCGGCGCTGGTCATCGTGAAGAAACCAGTCGCCGTCTACGTCGAGAAGGTCTACGATGAAGGCGACTTCGCGGCCTTGGGGATTGGAACATGACCCCCGGAAGTGACATCCTTCAAAAGGTGAAACCCGGCGACCCGCTGCGCATCCCGGCGCGGACGTTCAATGCGTTCGTCGATGCCGCGATCGACCATCAGCACCGACAGCGATCGAGCCAGACCACCGCGCCGCCACGATCCATGGCTGGCGATGCATCGCCAAACGCCGGCAACGTGGTGCTCATCCGCAACGACAGCGGTCAGGACCGCCAGCGCTTCGAGATTCTCGGCATCGATGCGCCTGTGTTCCTGCCGGCCGATCATCTCGAAGAATTCCAACGCCAGATCGCACTCGCATGTGTCGTGCCCGTCCTCGACGAACACGCGGACCGCTTCGTGATCCTCAGCGAACCCGTGCGTGCCGGCGCGATCGGCCGCGCCTGGGCCGGCGGCGTCTGCCCCGTCCAGGTCGCAGTCGATGACGAAACCTTCATGTTCGCCGAGTTGCAGGATGGCGACGCCACGGCGCTCAAGGCCGCGTCCAGCGGACCCATCACCATCTTGTGGATAGACGCCGGCACCGGAATAAAGTGGGCCATCGTCCGTTTCGGCTCCGCACCTGCGGCCGGACTGGTCCCCGTGAAGGTCTGGCGCGACGGCGGCACCACCGACGGCAGCAAGACGCAGCAGTGCAACCGCACCTATCGCGTTCGAACGATCGACGCGACAGGACCGAGTACAGGTGGAGCTCTACTCGGTACGAACCTCGCACCGAAGAAGCGCCGCCCCGTGCGCGGCAAATTGTCCGTTCCATCCAATCTCGGCGCTGGCGAAACCGGTACGGGTTACTTCAACGGCCCGGACTTCGTGCTCTACGACGCGAATGAAACGCTCGACGTGGAGGCATGTGACTGATGGGCAGCAACGGTCAGTTCGACATCGACCCCCGGACTTCCGGGGGCGGTACGTTTGGCGTTGATGAAGACGGGCGTTTCATGATCTGCGGTGAATGCTGCGGCGGACCTCCGTGTCCGATCTGCCCGGACGGAGCGCTGCCGTCGACCATTCAGGTGGACGTCGCGGGCATCACGCCGTGCGCTGTCATGTGCCGCGAAGCGTCAGGGCACAGTTTTCGGGCGACGATTCTCACCGACGTCAACGGCAGCTACACGCTGCCGAAGGACGGCGGTTGGCCGTGCTACTACGACGCCTACCGCGCCGTGCTGCAATACTACAAGCTCGAGTTCTGGTTTAATCCGACCTGCACCGATCCGCAGCACTGGCAAAGTCCGAGCCTGTGGGATCTATCCGTCGTCGCCGAGTTCTTCATGGGCGAGGACTACGGTCTCAACCCCGGCCTGAAACTTGGCGTTGCGCTTGTCGGCGGCGATTGTCCGTTCGCGGGCGTCATCGACATCACCAACGCCCCCGGACCTTGCCACGGCACGCACGTCGTGTCCAATCAGAATCCCTCGTGCTTCGAACGCGCGACCAACGTGTGGTTCGACCCATCCGGATATCGATCATCAGCCACAGGCGGCACCGCGACGGTCACGATTGCATGAAACCGCACCATCACAAACTGCACGATCAGAGCGCCGCTCGGCAGGGCAACTCGCCCGTGGGTGCATCATTCATACACCGTCTCTTACCACCTGGCGACTGGTTGTCGATGCTCATGCAAGTCGTCACCTTTGGTTTGGTTCGTCCCTGCGCCGGGTGCAAATCGCGCGTGGCAGCGATGAACCGTGCGGGGTGGTGCGGGCTGCCGATTCTGTTTCTGAGCGCGCTGGCGCAATGGTTCACGCACCTCGTCCAACGAGTGATGTCGTGGCGCGGCCGCGCTTGA